CGTAGCTCACGTAGTTGCCCGAGAAGTCCCACTTGCTCCGCTCGGGTTGCACCTGGGCGGCTGGTGGTGGGACGAGGCGGGGCGTGTCCTGTGGTCGCAGGGCCAGGATGCGAAACCACTTGCCTCCAAGTAGGCGCATCATCGTCGTTTCACTCCCTTCCAGAACGGCACGCCTCCTGTCATCACCTTGCGCCACCCAACGTTGACCAGCGCGTCCTCGATGTCACGCTGAAAGTGGCCGCTCACGTTGCGGCCCATCTTGTCGGCCACGTGCTTGCCTACGTCGGAGGTCCTCACGCGCTCGCGGTTATCGGTCACGCGCTCGAATGCCTCCAGCGCGGCGGCCCTCAGCTGGCGCAGGTACAGGAGGCGGGACATCACGTCCGCCAGGAGGGTGTCAGGCTTGATGGCCACTGGGGTCCTTCGCCAGCTGGTTGGCCATCATGACCCACAGGTGCTCGATTGCTCCGAGGGCAGCAGCGATCCTGACGGGCGTGGGATTGTTGTTGATCTGGCGGTTGGCCTCCGACACGCACGCCATGATCGCTTTCTCCCGCTTCTCGGCGTCGCTCCAGTCGATATTAAGCGGCATCGGGTGCCCCCGCGAAGGTCGTGCACGGGTGACCGTCCGTGTGGTCGGCCGCGGTCGCCCCGCAGGTGGAGCAGCGGTCTTGCGTGGGGTCGTGAAACTTGTCGATCGCGTCCTGCAGCGGCTTCACGATGTCCACGGCGCCGGGGCGCACGAACGGGACCGTGTCCTTGAGCGGAATCGGGGGTAGCCCTGCGTCCGCCCGGCACTCGGCTTCGAGGCGATGGTACGGTTGCTCTTCCCAGGTGCACAGCAGGACGCGGCCGCGCTTCCAGTTCGCAGGCAGCACGCCGACCTGGGGGAAGCCCATGTGCAGGTACACGTTGATCCCGACGATCATGTGCTCGTCGGGCGGCAGGTCGGGGCAGTCGGCTCCGTTCTCTGCCAGCCATTCGTCCGTGGGTCTCTTCTCGACCTCCCACGTGACCATCATGGGGTTCGGGGGAAGCTCGGCTTTCGCCTGGGCTCGTTTCGCTGCGTTCCGCTTCGTGGCCAGGGAGCTGATTTTTCTCATCTTCCCCAGTATACCCACCTTGACCACCTAGGGCACCTATTAGCGGCTGGTGTTTCGATGTCTCTACCGTGAGGCCTGCGCGTGTCCATTGTTGGTCGCACGACCGGAAACTCTATTCGAAGCACCTGCCCTAGAAGCTGATTGCTCCGTCCAAGACAACCGGACATGTCCATCGAAGTCCAACAACAGGGGGTCCGTCGTGGTCGTAATCTGCTTCTGCTTCTGAGGCGACATTGCTACATGTCGCAATTGAACATGTAGCTTCGACGTGCTACAAGTAGCGCATGCCGAATGGTTTCGTGAAGATATACGGTTCAAAACTGATAACCAGTTCACTGTGGGACGAGGCTCCGGAAGTGCGTTTGGTGTGGCTTTCGATGCTTGCCATTGCCGATCAGTACGGCATCGTTGACACCCCCAACGAGAAGGCTCTCGCCAGGGTGCTTAACCTGCCACGTGACTACCTCGAAAGGGCCCTGGCTGTCCTCATGTCGCCCGACGCGGGCAGCCGCACGCCCACGAACGAAGGCCGGCGCGTTGTCCGTGAGGGCACGGTCTTCAAGTGCGTCAACTACGAGCTGTATCGCGAATTCAGATCGGTGAAGCAGGAGGCCGACCGGAAGCGCATCGCCTCCCAGCGCGCGGAAGCGGCGGCGAGAGCGGCGAAGCGAGAAGCTCGGAAGGTTACTCGCATCGGCACCGTCAAGGACGACGCTGGATACAACCTGCACTTGATGGCGCAGGATGCCCAGGGGCGCAAGCCGTGAGCTGGTCTCAGTGCTGGTGGTGCAACGGCGCACTCGGCAGGCCCTGGCGCCGCGACCCACGCGTGAAGTTCTGCGACGCATGCGGAGAGCGCACCGTTGATCCCGAGGTGCTCAAGCGAGAAGCCGCAGAGGACCGACGTAAGCGCCGGTCGCCAGCACCGCAACCGTGATAGAGTAGAGGCCATGCCCCCCAGGAAATCACGACAGCAGGAGATCGCCCAGGCCGTTGAGGCTGCCCTCGCCCAGGAACGCCGCGCCTTCCACAGCGCTGGCGGGCGCGCTCGCATGGCCACCCTATCCCAGGAGGCCCGGCGCGCGATGGCCCGCAAAGGTGCGGTGGCCGCGAACGCCGTAAAGGCTGCCAAACGAGCTATTTCCGGTCGCGCGACCGAATAATACGATTTCGCTTGCAGTGCTAGCGCGGCTCGGTTACTGTCAGGTGGTCAGGTTGATTCGCAAACACCCAACCACGGGAGTGACCAAATGAACGAGGAAGCGAAGCGCGCACATGCGCAGTTGAAGGCGGACTACGATCGGGGGATGGACGAGGCGCGGGGCGTGGTGGAGGCGCCCGTCGACAGCGAAGAGACGGCGCCCGAGTCGCTGACGATGCGCGAGTTGGTGTACGGCGAGGTTCAGTTCGCCTCCCCTGGCGCGTCGGTGGCCGAGGTGCTCGCGAACCAGCGGCGCAACCGGCGCATCTTGGAGCGCGCTGGGCTCGCTGCCACGGATTGCGACGGGGACAACGGGACCGACGCACGGGGGAAGCTGTGAACTGTGGAACTGCGGGATGTTGGTGCGTTGGCAGGGACGCGATGCTTACCAGCCGCTTCTGCCAGGCGTGCAGTGGCGCCGGGTGCCCGGCCACGCCCGTCTCTACGCCGTGCCTTGTAAAGCACGTCACGCCTGTTCTCGCCGCTCCCGTGACGATCGTCCTGATGCAGGCCGAGCCCAACGCGTGGACGGTGGAGGTGACCCTCGAGGGGAAGTTTCGCTACGTCTACGCCGGCAAGCCCACGCGGCGCGAGGCGCTGGCGGCAGCGGTCGAATGGCTGGAGCGCGCGTGACCACCGGACAGGCCGTGGCGACGGCGCTTCTGATCGGCACCTGGATCGGCATGCTCGCGTTCGCGGACATCCTGACCCAGTGGCTGGAGCGCCGGCTCGTTGAGCGAAACAAGGCGCTGTTGCGGCGCCCCCGATGCGGCCACGGGCGAGTGGTCGAACTTTGCGACGAATGTAACTCCACCAACGAAGGCACCCAATGATCAAAATCACCAAGTCCTCAGACCCCATCGAAGTGAAACAGCTGGTCGTCTGCATCCACGGCGACCCGGGCATCGGAAAGACCTCCCTGGCGTTCACCGCCGAAAAGCCCCTGTGCCTGGCGTTTGATGCCGGGGTGTACCGGGCGGGCTCGCTGCGCGGGGACTGCTCGCTGGTTCAGCAGTGGAGCGACGTCGGCAACCTCACCGCGGCGGACTTCGCGGGATACAAGACGGTCATCGTCGACACCGCGGGGCGCGCGCTCGATTGCCTCGGGGCCACGTTGATTGCCGAGGACCCCAAGAACGCGAACCGCAACGGCGGGCTCTCGCTGCCTGGCTTCGGCGCCCTCAAGACGACGTTCACACAGTGGCTCAAAAACCTGCAGTACATCGGCCTGGACGTGGTGCTGGTCTGTCACAGCGACGAGCAGCGCAAGGGCGACGAACTGATCACCCGCCTCGACATGCAAGGGGCATCGAAGAACGAGGTCTACAAGAGCGCCGACATGATGGGGTCGGAGTCCCTGGAGCGCGGGAAGCGGGTGCTCAACTTCTCGCCCACCGACACCGCGTTCGGGAAAAACCCTGGCCAGCTCCCGAAGCTCATGGTTCCCGATGCCGGACCCGAGTTCTCGGGGTTCCTGGCCAAGGCCATCGCCGCCACCAAGGCCGCGCTGAACAAGCAGGGTGCCGCCCACGTGGCCGAGAAGGTCTCCCAGGCTCAGTGGGCGGAGAAGATCGAGAAGGCTGTCACGCCTGAGGACTTCAACGGCATCATCGGCGCGGCGATGGCCGAGGGCGCCCCGAAGGTCATTGGGCAGATGATCGCCAAGGCTGCCAAGGGCCTCGGGTTCGAGTTGGACAAGGCGACAAAGACCTACCGCGATGCGGTCGCCAAGGCCGCGCCGTGAAACGCTGGTGCTCGCACGACCGTTGCGACTTCGAGGGTTCTCACATCCACGTGAGCGAGCTGGAGACGATGCGCCACTGGAAGGACGACGAGGAGGGAACGCTGGAAGGCCTGATCTCGAAGCTCCGCGACGGCCCGAAGATGAACCCGCAAATGGAGGCGGGGAAGGCATTCGCGGCGCTGATGGAGGACGCTGACGACGGCGTTGCCGACGGGGCGACCCGCGACGGATGGACGTTCACGTTCTCGGCCGACTTCCACGTGTCTCGGCCACCGTTGCGCGAGATGCAGGCCGCGATGCCTTTCGAGACGCCGCTCGGGACGGTGACCTTAATTGGGCACTGCGACTCCACCGGAGGGCGCGAGGTTCACGACGACAAGCTGACCGAGAAGTGGGACGCCGAAAAGTACGTCGACAGCCTCCAGTGGCGGGCCTATCTGCTGATGTTCGATGCGTCGTGCTTCGTGTACGACGTGTTCGTTGCCAGGTACCGGCGCCGCAACGACGAGATCGTCCCAGGTCAGGTGACGGTGGCCGAGTACCACCGCCTCCCGTTCTACGCCTACCCAGGCATGAAGCGCGATGTGCAGCGCGCGGTCGAAGAGTTGGCAGCATTCATGTTCCGGCACCTGCCGGAACGGTTCGCAACATAGGAGGATGGACAATGGACGCAACGAAATTGGCTGAGATCATCAATCTGCACGGCAAGTGGCGGCGAGGCGAAGAGGGCGGTTCGCGGGCGAACCTGCGGGGCGCGAACCTGGGGCGCGCGAACCTGGTGGGCGCGAACCTGGTGGGCGCGAACCTGGTGGGCGCGAACCTGGAGGGCGCGTACCTGGTGGGCGCGAACCTGGTGGGCGCGAACCTGGTGGGCGCGAACCTGGTGGGCGCGTACCTGGCGGGCGCGTACCTGGCGGACGCGGACATGGCGGGCGCGAACCTGGTGGGCGCGAACCTGGAGGGCGCGTACCTGGTGGGCGCGACGATCATGCCCGACGGCCGCACGTGGGACGCCTACCGAGCTGACCACCTCGCCGACCTGTGCACGACGCCCGAGATTCACGCCAAGGCGCTGGCAGCGTGGGGAGGCCACTCCTGGCGAGACTGCCCGATGCACGCCGCCCTCAACATCAACAGCGCCATGGAGGCGCCCGAATCGCTGCGACTGCGCGTCGCGTGCTGGGTGGCGCTCTATGATGCGAACCTGCTCCCGAAACCCGAACCGTTGGCCGAGGTGTCGCCGTGATCAAGTGGCTCAAGAACAAGATCGTTTCCCTGGATTCCATCGTCGTTGAGAAGGGATTCAAGGCCCGCTTGAAGGCTCCCCACATCGTGGCACTGGCCGAAAGCATCGCGGCCAACGGCCTGATCGAACTGCCCGTCATCGACGGGGATAAGCACATCGTCTCGGGGCGCGATCGGCTCGCCGCGCTGATGATCAACAAGGTCGAACGCCATGAAGTACGCGTGTGTAGCGGGACGGCCGAGGAAAAAGAAGTGCTCACCATTGAAGAGAACTACCGTCGGCGGCGCACCGACGACTACGCCGAGCAGGCCGCGCGGCTGGTGGCGCTCGGGGTAAAGGAATTCGCGATGCCCGACGTGGTCGACCCAGAATTACCGGTCGAGCGACCGGAAAAGGCCAAGGCCGGGCGCCCCAAGACGGACAAGGGAAAGGCCATCGAGGCAGCGGCAAAACAGCTCAACCGGACCCCCGAGGCCATCCGGTCGGCCACGCGGCGGGCCGAACAGCGCGCCGAGGACGCCGAGGTCATCAACGCTCACGATCCCATGCTGGCCCCCGTGGACATGTTCGACCTGGAGCCCACGCTGCGCCAACGGGACGACGAATTCCCCAAGGTTCGCATCGTGCAAGAGACGCTGTCGGGGTGCGGGCGTGCCGTCGACAAGATCTTGCGCGAGCTGACCGCGGTGCTCAACGGCCCGAGCTGCAGCGTCATCCAGCGGACGGCCTACACCCGCACCTACGAGCAGGCCCAGCAACTCGCCGAGGCCATCCGACGCGCGGACTACGCGAGCATCTGCCCCGTGTGCAAGGACCTGCCCCACCGCGTGACAACGTGTGGCTACTGCCAAAACGTGGGGTACGTGTCGAGCCACCTGCTCGAAGGGTGCGCACCCGAGTTGCTGCGCCGTGGACCAGAGGCCACCGTGGCAAACGGCAAAGGGAAGTTCTTCCTCGTCGGAGATGCCGCCATACCGACGAAACCGGCGAAGCCAGAGAAGAAGCTCCAGATCGAAGACGACGACAGCCCGTTCTAGGCGCCATGGCCTCCACCACTCAATTCTCGCTGTTCGATCGCGTCCTGCCATCCCCGGCGGCGCGCGTTCGTCCGGTCATCGTCGCCCCGGTGGGCGATCCTGACGGGCTACGGCCCTATCAGCGGGAAGCGGTGGAGGCCATTCACCGCGAGCTCCAGAAGCACGACAGCACCTTGATCGTGATGGCCACGGGGACGGGCAAGACCCAGACCTTCGGGGCGGTGGCGAAGCGCTGGGAGGGCCGGGTGCTGGTGCTGGCCCACCGCAAGGAACTGATCGACCAGGCCCGCAAGCGGCTGTCGCTGATGACGAACGAGTTTGTGGGCGTCGAGAAGGCGGCGCGCGCCGCGGTGGGCGAGCGGATCGTCATCGGTTCCGTGCAGACCTTGAAGGGAATCGATCGGCTGCTGAAGTTCCCGCCCGGGTATTTCTCGCTCATCGTAATTGACGAGGCGCATCACAGTTGTGCGGTATCTTACAGATTAATGCTGAACCATTTCACCGGCGCCAAGCTGATCACGCTCGAGAAGGGCAAGCCGCACGTCATCAGCAACGGGGTCACGAACGACACCAAGGTCCTGGGCGTGACGGCGACTCCTGACCGCGCGGACGAGCTGGCCATGGAGCAGGTCTTCACGTCGGTGGCCTACCGATACGACATCGACCGGGGGCAGGCGGACGGGTTCCTGTGCCCGGTGGAGATTCTCCCCATCGTCGTCGAGGGCATCAAGCTCGCCGCCGTCAAGACGACGGCCGGGGACTTCAACCAAGGCCAGCTCGATGCCGTCATGGGCGCCGAGAAGGTGTTGCATGGAGTCTGCAACGAGAAGCTGTTCGAGCACTGCGGGGACAGGCGCGTGGTCGGGTTCGCGACGTCGGTGGCGAACGCCGCGAGCATGGCCGAGATTCTGAACCGCTACCGCCCTGGCTGTGCTCGAGCAGTGAACGGCAAGACGCCCGAGAAAGAGCGAGAGGCCATCCTCAAGGGCCACCAGCGCGGCGAGTATCAGTTCCTGTTCAACGTGGGGGTGCTGACCGAGGGCTACGACGACCCGGCGATCTCGTGCATCCTGATGATCCGCCCCACCAAGTCCCGAGCTCTGTACGCCCAGATGATGGGCCGTGGCCTGAGACCAGCGCCGGGGAAGGCCGACCTGCTGGTGCTGGACTTCTCGGGCAACAGCGGGAAGCACAAGCTGGTGAGCGCGCTGGACATCCTGGGAGGCCGCTGGAGCGAGGATGTCATCGCCAGGGCAAAGGCAGACGCAAAGAAGCCCGGCAACGTCGCCAAGCGTTCGGAGGAGGCGTTGCGTGCGGCGGCCAAGGCCATCGAGGACGAGAAGAACGCCGAGATCGCCCGGCGGGCCCAGATCAAGGCCGAGACGGTGGAATGGCGGATCAAGAAGAATGGCGACGCCCTGGCTGCGTTCGGGGTCAAGTCGTCGGGGGAGTTCGACAGCCGGTCACCGCCGATCACGATGGACCAGATCGCCCGCCTGTCGCGGTTCAAGATCGACATCCCGCCGAATTGCACCCGCGCCCAGGCGTCGAAGATCATCGGCATTGCCATCATGCGGATGCGCAGGGGGTGGGCGACGTACCGGCAGGTTGAGAAGCTCAGCCGTCACGGCATCTCGGCTCAGCAGATGCCCATGGCTACGGCCACAAAGCTGATCACCGCGATCTACGCGAACGGCGGGCGCGACCTGCCCCCGGACCGGGTGACCGCAATCATCAACAGCCGCGAGGTAGGAGAGGACTGATGGCCTATCACTGTGCAACCTACGGACTGGGGCACCTCGGAATCCCCAACGGCGATGCGAGGCTCATTTGCGATGGGTGCGGCCTTGTGCGCGGCGTCCAGAAGCCATCCGGTATGCCGTACGCGTGGCTGCTCAATCGCAAGGCCGCGCCAGGGTGGGCCGCTGAGTTCACCGAAGACAACCGCATGGACTGGTGCCCTCGGTGCAGGGAGAAGACTGGTCGCTGATGGCCCTCGCCATCGACAAGGCGCCATCGCCGACAACCGTCTCAACCTACGCCCGGATGTGCATCGTGTGGGACTGGCTGACGACGCTGGGGGTGTGCCGGACGTGCGGCCTGGGCATCGCCTGCATGCAGGTAGAGCGCGAGGCAGGCAACCCGACCTGGGAGCCCCACCTTGGCGGGTGCTCTCGCCGCAACAAAGACTGTGCAGAACTGGCCCGTGAACACTTGAACGAGCTACCCGGGAGGACCCCTTGAGCTTCATTCTGCACCTCGGCGATTGCCTCGATCCGGTCACCGGCATGGCGTCGCTTGCGGACAAGTCGGTTGACCATGTAATCACGGACCCGCCTTTCGAGAACGACGCGCATACGAACCAGCGTCGGGTCAAGCGAGGGAAGGGGAGCGGCTCGGCGGTCGGAGATCGCATGTCGATCGAGCCGCTCCCCTTCCCTCCGATCACCGAGGACGAGCGGACGGCGACATCACTGCAGGCGGGACGACTCGCGAAGCGCTGGGGGCTGATCTTCTGCCAGGTCGAAGCGTCACAAGACTGGCGCTTCTCGTGCGAGGACGCCGGCCTCGTTTATCGCCGGACGTGCGTCTGGATCAAGCCCGACGGCATGCCACAGTACAGCGGTGATCGGCCCGGAATGGGGCATGAGACGATAGTGGCAATGCACGCGGCTGGCGCGTCGACGTGGAACGGGGGAGGAGCGCATGGCGTTTGGATCGTCCCCAAGGGAGGCGACGAGCGCGCGGGGCATCCGACCCAGAAGCCGCTCGCCCTGATGGAAAAACTCGTCCGACTATTCACCGACCATGGTGAGACGATCCTAGACCCGTTCGCCGGCAGCGGAACAACCGGCGTCGCCGCGATCCGTCTCGGTCGCAACTTCATCGGCTGGGAGAAAGATCCGAAATATCACGCGATCGCGCTTCGACGACTGACCAACGCCCGTGAGCAACTGGAACTGTGCAAGTAACCCAAACACCGAAAGGACCGTGACCCATGGCAAGACCACCGATAGAGAGACCGCCCCAGATTCGCGCCCGCAAGCCCCTCGATCGCTTCAAGGCGTCGCAGCTGGTGGCCAACATCCTGGCACAGCACCCGCCGGCAATCCGCGCCGCGATCGTTCAGATGGCCCTCGCGAACGACACCGCCATCCAACCCGAGCTGCCCCTGTCATGAAACAGACGCCACTCAAGCGGCGGGCGTGGATGCGACGGAAGCGCCCCCGTCGCTTGAGTGGTCCGCACGCGGACCCCGCGCGCATGGGGTTCGTTGCGGGGCTGCCGTGCGTGGGCGAGCGGGCGTTCCCGGGCGTCGTGTGCATCGACGGCGTGACGGAGCGGCACTGCTGCATCGGCCGCATCGAGGTCTGTCACGAAGGGCGCACCGGAAAAGGGATGGGCACTCGCTGCCCCGACAGCGAGACGATCCCAATGTGCACCGGCCTACACCGCCAATGGACGGAGCACCGCGGCTGGTTCGCCGGATGGACGAAAGAGGAACGCCGAGAGTGGGCCGAGGCGCGAATCGCTGAGACCACAGCTCTTTACCTTTCACACGGGAGCAGACGATGACCGCTGACCAATTGACGATGCTGGCCCCACGCCAGCGCCAGGTGATGGAATTGCGCCTTGCCGGGGTCTCGCAGGAGGACGCCGCCGAAAAGCTTGGGCTCACACTGAACACGGTTCGGGTGATGGAGTGCCAGGCCAAGAAGAGGGTCCTCGTCGGGTTTATCCCCTACGGCGGGAAGCGAGGCAGCCCAGTGTGCCGTCGGGGCCACGCCAAGCCCCCGGGCGGGTCCTGCAAGGAGTGCAAAGCCGAGTACCAGGCCGAGTGGTACGCCAGGAAGGCCAACCCACCGCCCGAGGGCCAAGCCGAGTGGGAGAAGCGCCACGACGAAGCGCGCGAGACGAACCGGAGGCTGCTGGCAAAGGGGCGGTGCCAACATCCGATGCGATCGGGGCGCCCGTGCGGGCTGCTGCTGCCCTGCTGGGACCACGATGCCGGACGATGAGCCTCCGTCAATTGCACGGCCAAACGATGGCGGAGCGAGACGCCGCGCGCGCCGACCTTGCCGCAGCGGTCGCGCTGCTGCGGGACACCGGTATCGGCATGCGACGACGATCTATCCTGTTCATGGGGTAAGCATGGCCCATGCTGGGAACACCGCCGCCGCACATTGCTCGCCGCCCACCCGCAAGCCAACGAACAGCCGGAGGCGCCATGAGGTACCGCGTGCAATACGGCAACTACTGGCCGCTGGAAGTCCTCGGCGTGTTCGACACCCTGGAGGCCGCACAGAAGGCCATCAACGACAGCGGACCGGAAGACCCGGCCTGGGAGATTGCAGTGGTTGACGAACAGCCGAAGAGCGAGGACGACCGATGGGCGGGCGAGTGAGTGGGCGCATGAAGCCCGAGAAGACGGCCCGCAATCGCCAGGTCATTGCCGCCCGTGCTGCGGGTTGGTCGATTCGGGCAATCGCCGCGAGCGCGCACCTAAGCCCAGGTCGCGTGCGGGCGATCATCGCCATGGTTCGTCGACGTGCTGAGCGCGTGGAGATTCGCGCGGAGGCACAATTACCGGTCCCGCGACCGGAATTACAGCCCGCGGGCGAGCAGTAGCGCGTTCGCCGCCGGCACGTCAGTGGACCACTCGATGCGTAGGTGCCCAGGATCGACGATGCCCCTCCGTCCCTGGGCCACATGCTGCAGCTCGTGCGCGAGGGCGGTTTGGTGCCACGCCTGCCCCGTCCAGGCCACCGAGGTTTCCCACGGCGAGATTGTGAACCCCTCGCGGCATCCGTTGCCAGTCGTCAGCAGCACCTCGAAGCCCTGGTTGTGGCTCACGGGATCGATGCAGGTCAGCTCGTCACCTTGGACGATGCGCACGCGAGGGGGCGCGTCCATTCGTTCGTAGGACGTCCAGATCAGCGCCGTGGCCTCCCGTAACCCCGGCAACTCCTGGACGTCGCCACGTACGCCGATGGTCGCGCAGGCGAGGACCAACGCAGTGGAGGCCAGGAATAACAGCCGCGTCATATGCAGACGGGTGGCAGCCACGGGCCGCCAGGTTGCGGGGTGAGTTGAAAGCACCGCTTGGGCGCCACGCACGCCGGCTGACACCGTGGAGCGGTCAGGCTGGAGGCCGTCGGCTCGGGGCTAGCGGTGGCGCAGGCCGACGAGACGAGGACGATCAGCAGGAGTCGCATGGGGTTGGCTCAGTGAAAGTCGTAGTGGTTGGTGGTGCTGGTCCCGCCGGGGCACCCGTTCGGTCCCTCGGCGCTGTACCAGTTGGAATAGAAGACCAGCTGATACGTTCCCTGGAAAGTGGTCGGCGAACTCGGCGAAGACGGGAGAAAGTTGGCCTGTCGATAGTCCACCCAGCCCGTCCGAGAGTAGTGGTAGGTCGTCTCTCCGACGTTCTTCCGATAGATGGCGCACGACACCCAGTTACTCGTGTCAGCGTTGCAGAAACTGCCGGCGTTGCAGGTCGGGGCACCGTAACCCCACAGGTTGAAATTCGAGTCGCACCCCATCGTCTCGATCGGGTATGGGGTGGGGCCGACCGTCGGGTCTTTCGTGACCGTCAGGACGTAGCGCGAGGGCAGTCCGAACGCGGACCGCACGTAGGTGACGGTGGCCGGCTGCACGTAGGTCAAGATCTGACCAGGTCCCGTGGCGGTCCAACATTGCTTTCCGCCGACGTAATTCATGGCCAGCGCCGATTCGGTCGGCGTCGCCTCTTCGACGGGGGCGGTGCCACAGGCAGCGCAGAAGGCCGAGAAGCCAGCGAGAAGGATCAGAAGCTTGAGCTTGCGGGTCATGGGATTCCTTTCTTGAGTACCAATTGCAACACTTGAATCGCGACGGCGCCGAACAGACCAACGATGGCCAGGCGCGCATACGCCTTGAGTTCCTTGTGAAAGGCGACCAGTTCTTGAATCGTGGCGCCCTGGCCGATCTGGACCTTCTTCACGTCGCTGATCGCCTCTGACATCTCGTCCACGTCCCTCCAGAGTTCTTCAACGCGACCTGTCGTTGCCTTGATGCGCTCCCGCGCGATGGCATCGTACGTGGGTTGATGCCCTGGTCCGCTGTCTTCGCCGTCATCGGCGGGCCGCACGTTACGGCCCGACCCCGCAGATCCACAGGTGCAGCACTCCCGCCCCAGCACCGCCCGCGTGGCGCATGCGCTGATACCGCATGCCACCGCCGCCACCGCCTGGCCCCGGTGACGTCACGCCGAACGACAGGCCAGCACCGGCCAGCACCGGCAGGGCCGGCGTGGTTGCGGGCATTTGCACGAACGTGGGGACGGTGTACAGGGCATTCAGGGCCGCCACCGGGTCGTACTGGTTCGACCCCTCAATGGTCAGGGCGCCAGCCGAGGTCCCGGTCACCAGACCTTCCCAGCTGACGAAGTTGCATTGCCAGGTGTCGATGATGGGCGAGACGACGGCCGCGGCGCCGAGGACGAGGCCCGAAGCGCCCGTGATTCGACCTGGGAACGGCGGGACCAGTGTTCTGCTCATGCCTTGGCCGGTGCGTGTCCACAGGGGGGCCCTTGTATGAGCATCGGAGCGATCCCCGTCCCCGTGGCGCCCGCATTACCGGTCGCGCAACCGGTAATTCCCCCGCCTCCTGACCCGCTGGCGGTGGAATCGCTGGTCGCCTCGATCGGGCTGCTGCCATTCGTCTCGAACTCGATCACGAAGGTGCACCAGTACCAGGCCGAGCGAGCTGCGAAGGTTCAGGCCGAGATCGCCGCCAAGATTCACCGGTTCTTGGCGCGCAAAGAGCCCGCGGAGCCCGCCGACCTGCCTCCCTTCGACTTCGAGGCGGTGGTGGCCGAGCTCGACACCGAGAGCGAAGGAGAGCGCGACCCGGCGCACGTAGTCCGCGAGATCGCCGCGTTCGGCGAGGACAACCAGGACATGGCCGTGGCCGCCAACCTCGTTGTCCAGCGCATCAAGGCCGCGGTCATCGCCAAGATCCCCCGGCGCGTGCGGCAGTCCCTCGCCGGCCCCGAGAAGATGCTCCCCCCCCACAGCGACGTCGCGCGGTTCCGCCGGCTGTGGGTGGTGGCCTGTGACCCGCTGTCGGTGCTGGACGACCTGAACGAGTTCGCGCTGTCTCGAGACCAGATCGAGGTGTGCGCCACGCTGTACCCGCTGGTATGGGGCGAGTTCTTTCCCATCGCCCAACAGCAGCTCGCCCGCCGCAAGGCCGTGAACCCCAAATGGCAGCTGACCCACCGCAAAGAACAGCTGTTGCGGGTCCTGTGCAAGCAGGAGGCGCCCAACGTGCCGCTCGGGCAGGCGCTACAGGCGATGTTCAAGGCTCAGGCTGCCGAGGCCCAGCAGCCGGCCGCGGGAGGCCCTGCCGCGAAGGGCGGGGGTGCAAGCGATGAGTCTTCGGCCGCCGACCGGATCGACGTCTAGGGCGACTCGTCGACGCGCTCTTTGAAGCGCGGATCGTTGGGCACGTAGACGTTGCCCTCCCAGTGCCCGCCGAGGTGCTTCGTCTTGGCGTCGTAGTAGCGCGACTCATCCGAAAACGTCTTGTGGTTCGGAAGCTTGAATTCGTCGGTCATGTGCGCTTCCGGGTCGTCCGGGGACCAGTTCGGGTTTTTCTTGTAGAAACCGCGCAGGTCGTAGTCGCCTTCGTACTGCAACCGCGCCGGGAGCGTCTTCTTCCAGCGCTGGAATGACGTCTCTTCGGCCGGGGACAGCTTCGTGGTCTGAACCTCCACCGACTTCGGTAGGTCGCCCACGCCGTTCTCAGCCGCGAACGCTTCCGCCTCGTCATCCTTGCCGGCGCGGCGTAGCTGGAGGTACCGCGCGACCACGCCCGCGGTCTTGCCGGCCGAATCCGCGGCGCCGCCCGCCAGCGCCCTGTCGGCGACGTTCGCCACCGGGGACGCCACGCGGTGGGCGATCTTGGCAGCGGCGCCGATCGTCGTGTGGCTGTGCTTGATGTCGCGGGCTGCGCCAGCGAAGAATCCGTGACGCTTCCCAGGTCCGCCACCGGGGGCAGCTTCCTTGCCGGCCCGCTGCTCAAGCAGCTGTTGAGCGCGCGTGGCCACCGACATTCGGTCGGTCAGGTCTTTGATCTTGCCGTAGGCCTCGGGATCGCCTACGTGCTCTTCGAGGGCGCCGTGCAAGGCCTTGGACATTTCCTTGGCGCTGTCGTTCTTGGCGTTGGATGCGGTGCTGTCGTACGCCTTCTGAAAGTCGCTGATCTGGCGGCGTAGGTCGGACGCCGATAGCGAGCCGTCCGCGCCGAGGTGCTCAACCATCTTGTCTCGGCGCTTGCCCATGGCCTTGGCCACCGCGCGCTCCGATTCCGTGCCGTTCTTCAGCCGCGCGATCGCCTCGTCGACGTGCTTCGAGATCAGGCTCATCGGCGCCCCACGCCGCACGGGCTCCGTCTCGGTGATCGGAATGTCGGCGTCGGGCTTCGCGATCCGCTGGGTCTTGTCCAGCTGGCTGAAGTCGTCGGGCAGGGACTGCCGCTTGGCCTGCCCCGCTGCCAGATCTTCGCCGCCCGTGCCACGCGGGACGAGCTTGGACATGGGCTCGCGGTCAACGCGAACGGTTCCGGGCTCGTCGACGGACATCGGGACGGCATCTCCATTGGGGTCAAGGACGTTCTCTCTGAGTAGCTGCGACGGCGTCTTGGCGGGGGTACGGTCCTTTGCCGGCAGCCCCGAACGCTCGCGCAGCAGGTCCTCGAGAACGGGCTTCGCGCGGTCCCGTGTCGCTTCGCGCTCGGCTTCCGTGACGACCTTCTTGGGCTCGGGGGCCTTGCGCTTTTCGAGCAGGGCCTTGGCCTTTGCTGCGGCTCGGTCTACGGCCGCCTCGTCGGCATCGGTGAAAAGCTTCTCGCGTTCGCCGCCGAGACGCTCCCCTTCGCCGCTGAAGTTCTTCTCCAGGTCGGCTGCCGTCTTCCCCTTGGCGAGCGACGGCTTTTCCTTGAGCATGGAGATCGCCTTGGGGCCCACCTCGCCCAGTGATACACGCGCGGCTTCCGTACCGCCCTCGGCGATCTTGTCGAGGCTGCGCGCGGCGATGCGGTCCACCGCTTTGTTGGCGGCGCCCTTCGCTGCTGCCTTTGCTGCTGCAATGGACGCGTTGGCCATCGGGTTGAAGGCCGCCGACATGCCCAGCGCCCCCAGGTCCGACACGCCAGGGTTCGCGGCTTCGTCCGCTGGTGCGGCCGCTGCGAAGTCGGGCGAGAACGCGTTGGCAATCTTCTCGCCGGGGTTGCCGGGGATGGCGCGGCTTGCCCCGCGTTCCACCTCGCGCCGGTACTCGGGCTTTGAGAGCTGGGAGAACGGGACGTGCAGGTTGTAGGGCGTGCCGGGGATGCCGACGCCTTCGGTGCGGTCGTTCGTGATGGGCGAGATCAGATCGGCACCCTTCGAGATGCCACGTCCCACCGACTTGGCCGTGTCGACGATGCCGGTGCCGATGCGGCTCAGGATGCCGGGCGCTTCGGGCTCGGCCGCGGGCTCCTCGTCGAAGAGGGCGGCGTACTTGCCAGCGGTCGGCGCGGGTGCGGCCGGCTTCTCGTCGTCATCGAAAAGGGCGTCGTACTTGCCCATCACTTGCCCCGCAAGATCTTGAGCGCGCGCGCCTTCACCTCAGCCGGCGCGTTCGGATCGTCGATAGCCTCCTGGGCCAGGGCGCGCTTGTCCACGGCCTCCGGGCCAGCGGCAGCGGCCGAGTCCCCGCGAAGTTTCGGAAGGGCGGCTTTTCCGTCCAGCCCAACACTGTCGAGGAAACGCGCGTGCCCGGCGTCGACGATCTTTCGGATCTCTCCCATCTTCGACCCGCCGACCCCAGACGAATTGGCCAGGCCCCCACCAAGCTGCGATTCCATGATCGCCATGTCGGGGCCAGCCAGGACGCCGAGCTTTGCCATTTCCTTGAGCTGGATCAGCGCGTGCGAGTGCAGTGCTTCCCGCTTGGCCGCCACGTCGCTCAGCGAGAAGCCAGCGACCGAGGGCACGCGTACGCCCTCCTTCTTGCGGGATTCTTCGAGCGCCTTCAGGGTGGCCGCCAGATCGGTATAAATCGTGTTGGCCTTGGCCACCTCTTCGGACCGCTTGCGATCGAGCGCGGGATCGCCGGTTGAGATGTTCCCGATGACGGCGCCGCCGGGGCCGTGGACGTCGCCGATCGCGGCAGCCCCCCCGGCCTTGTTGGACTTGGCACCTGACCCACGGTAGCGGTCCACCTCGGCCGCGATCTGGTTCGGCTTCAGCCCTGCGGCGCGCCCCAGCAGTGCCACTTCTGGCGTGATCTGGTCGCCGGGACCGAGTTGATTCGCAGCGCGCACGAACCTGTCGAGACCTGCGCCGCCACCGCCTCCACCGCCGCGCTTCCGCATCTCCAGCGGCGTCATGTCCCGGCTGACGGTGTTCGTCGGTTCCAACACCTTCACGAACGTTTCAAGGTGCTGCTCTCGCTCTTTGTTGGCGGCCTTGTCGAGGTCCAACATGGTCTTGGTGGCGTTGATTCGGGCTTCGGGGATGCCCAGCCTCAGCGATTCCGCCTTGAACTTGGCCCGGAAGGCGTCGATCTGGGCAACCTGCTTGGTCTGTAGCCGGTGCTCGGCTTCCGCTGCCCGTCGCTCGGCCTCGTCGACATTGTGGCCCGCGCGGATGCTGACCTCCTTCTGGTGCTCGATCGCGGCCTTCTGCTGAGCGTAGTTGTCGGCGCGCGCGTCCTCGAAGATCTTGGCCGCCGCGTTGCTGGTGTGGTTGATGGCGGCCGAATACTGCCCAAGGCCGATGGCCAGGGCCGCGCCCAGGCGATGCGCGAAGCTCTTGTCCGCGTCCGGGTCCTTCAGGCCCATGCCCTTGAACTTCTCGTATTCCTGCTCATCGCGCTGCTGGAGCGTCCGCACGCGCTCTTCGTGCTGCTGGCGCTGGCGTTCCTGCTCGGCGATGTGCTGGGCCTTCAGGTCGGCCTCGGCTTGGGCATCGGCCATGGCGTTGACGGCCTTGTCCTCGGCCAGCCGGCCGGCCGCCTCGGCGTTGTCCCTCTGCGCGCTGGTGGTTGCGTCGGTGGCCGCGCCGTTGCCCGCCAGCGCATCGAGGGCGCCTTTGCTGGCGTCGCTGAGTTGGGTGCGCTTCGTGACCACGCCGGGGTTCGTATTGAGCGGCGGTGCCTCGTAATTTCCGGTCGGCTGACCGGAAATGGTCGGCGCGATCGTGGGAGCCGTGAGCGGCTGGGTGAGCGGGTTGGTCATCGGCACCGGGGGAGGCGCGAAGCTGGGTGCGTTGTCCTGCTCGGCGATGCTCCCGCCCGTGCCTCCGGCGTCCGCCTCGTCGTCGACGTACTCGCCGGTCTCAGGATCGATGCGCATCAGCGTCCCCTCGTTGCGGCCAGCGCGGCGGCGGTGCGCTGGGCCTCGGTCATGGGAGGCGGCAGCGTGCCTTGCGATCGGGCTACCTCAGCCGCGAGTTGGGGCTGTGACTGCTCGAACGCGGCTTGCGCGCCGGGCTGGTAAAACTGCGACGACGGGTCCGTGTAGATGGCCGCGGGGTTCCAGCTGGTGGTGCTGTCCTTGCCGACGAACGTGCCGCCGGGCGTGGCCTGCAACGCCGGGTTGTCGAAGTCGCTGTATCGCTGGTGCGTGGTCGGATTCTCGAACACGCTCATGGTGTTGTTCGGGTTCGACCGCGGGTCAGCTGCCCACACGTCAGGATCGGATGCCGTGCCGGTACCGCGCCGCGAGTCCTGGGGCGGTGCCAGCGACGCCGGGGCGGGCGCAGGCGCTGCGACGGACGGGGGCGCCAGGGACGTCGGCGCAGGGACAGGAGGGGCCGCAGGAGGCGGCGCCAGGTTTGGCGTGGCGGTGGGAGGCGGTGCCGCGGGCGCGGCTGCGCGGCGCTGCGAGAGCATAGCCTGCGCGCGCTGGCCAGGGGACGGGCGCACAGGGGCCGCTGCTGGCGTCACGGCGGGCGCTCCAGGGTCCACGGGCGGGGGCGCGGCGGGCTGCGCCGGCTGGCGCGGCTGGGGGACGTGGCGGGCGAGCCCGTATCCGCTGTCAGGGTGGGAGCGGTCGTATCCGTTCATGGGCATGGTGGTCTCACTTCAGGTAGTTGAGCAAGGCCGCTCCGCCGGCGGCGTACCCGCCGATCTTCGCTGCGTCCGCCTGGGCCTTGGCTGCCGCTGCCGCTGCCTGCGCCTGAGCTGCCCCGACGCTCCCGGTGATGGCCTGGCCGCTGCCTGTGAGCGCGTTCGCGGCGCTGTTCTGGCGCTGCGTCTCGTCGAGGGCGCGTTGCTTGGTGGCGGCGTCGAGGTTGGCTTGGTTGGTGTCCTGCTGAAACCGGCCCTGATTCGTGGCCTGAAGGTTGGTGGCGTCGCGGTTGCCCTGAAGGATGTCCTTGACGATGTTGCCGGTGGCGACGTTGGCCGAGGTCTCGTTACCCGCGTTGGCCGCGTTCGTGGCCTGGATCAGCTTTGCGGTGTCGCTGGCCGCGCCGGTCTGAAGCTCGGCGTTCTTCATGTTGACGCCGGTCGACAGGTCGGCGTTCTTCGCGCCGATCGTGATGTCACCGCCGCGCGCTTGGTCCAGTACGCCACCCAGCTGGCCACGGGCGTCCGCGATCTCCTTCGCCCGCAACACAGCCGCGTCCGCGCCGGCCTGGGCGTTGATGCGCCCGGTCTGGTTGGCGGCGTTCTGGAGCGCCAGGAACGTGTTGCCACCCCCGGAAGCCTTGGCCGCGAGGCCGAGTTGATTGGCCGCGTTGTTCTGGCGCGTCTGTTCGAGTTGGAGAGCCGCGACGCTGGGAGCTTTGCCCGAGATGGCATCGTTGAGGGTGCCGATTAGGCCTTCCTGTCCCTGGCGGAACTGGAGGCCCGTCGAAGGGTCGATCAGGGTCGCATTGGCGGTGCTTGCCTGGATGGGAGCGCCCTGCGCCGCGAACCCCGCCTTGACGGCCGGTGGCATGGCAGCCTGAACCGCGGGCGGGAGTTGGGCAGCGGTGGTGACCGGGGGCTCCCCAGGGTGCGCGTTGTTGTAGTCGGCCAGGAACTTGTCGGAGAGCTCGCGCGCGTGGGCAGCGGCTGCGCTGACCGCGGACGTGTCGACGTTCCCGCCGCCACCGGTTCCACCGCCCATGCCCGTGGCGTCCTGCACGCCCTTGCGAACGTCGGCCGCGGGGCTTCCGGGAGGCGCGTAGCCCAAGATCGCGCCGCCTGGGGTGACGCCACCGACGGCATTGATCGTGGTCCTGGCGACGCCACCAATTCCGTCCCCGAGGCCAAGAATCCCGCCGCCTCCGATGGGGCCATTGCTCGCTGAATTGGCAGCCTGGATGTCCTGTGGTGTTGCCGGGGCGCCGTTCGCCTTCGTGGTCGTCTTCTGACCGCTCGCATCCGTGACGGTCGTCAGGCCAGTTGGACCGGTAACGACCGATGTGCCACCTGGCTTGGTGGTGAACGTGTTGCCGTTTCCGTTCTGATAGGAGATCGTCCCGTCGGGGTTCACGACGGCTCCTGCGATGTTCCCTACCAGGACGCCATTCGGATCGATGTACCCGGAGATCACCCCATTTGCATCAAGGCGCGTCGTGTAGCCAGGCGGTGGTTCTCCGTTCGGGCCAGGAGCAGGGACAGGACCAGGCGGCGCGAGCGCTGGCGGGTGGAGTGACGGCGGGGCGTAGCCGGTGGCCATGCAAGGGCCGGGACGTGTTCGCTACCGGCGCGCGCCGCCGCTCATGCCCTTGCGCACGCCCTGGAGGTAGCTCCCCTTCTTCACGCCCACCAGGAACGAGAGCGCCTGCCACTCGGCCCCGGCCGTCTGGAACTCGGTCGTGTCCTGGATCAGCACGGTCAAGCTGGTCACCTTCTGAACCGCCGGCTTCCAGGTCACCACGTAGGGATCGGGGTTGACGGTGGCGTCGTAGGTGTACGGCGCCGAGTCAGCTGCTGGCAGGCCGGTGGTCGGGTCGGTGCGGCGGTGGTTGGGCGTGGTGGTGATCGTGATCTTCTCGCTCGCGGTCCACTCGGCCAACAGCGTTCCCTCGCGGACCCGCGCGAACCCGTTGACGCCCGCGAAATTGATGTCCGCCACCTCAAGCGCCCGCGTGTACGCCGTGCCCGCGGTGAAGGCCGCGCCGTTGAGCGCGACGCCATCCTGCCAGCGGGCCAAGTCCTCCTCCAGCAGCTTGCCCGCCGAGGTGAGCAGGTACCACTTGCCGTTGTGGGTGATGCTGTGGACGCACGCCTGTCCCGTGAACGTGGTCCAGATGGGCGTCCCGGCAACCTTGGTCCAGTACGTGTTGAACACGAACGTGGTGCCGCCCTCGGACGTGAAGCGGACTTCGGGGTAGGTCGGGTGCACCGTCGCGCCGCTGATGGTCTGGTTGGCCGATGCGGTCTCCACTGCGCCGCCGAAGTAGGTCACCGCCAGCGAGCGATCGAGAAGGTGGAAGCCGCGGAGCGACGAGTAGAACATGACCCCGAGTTCCATGCGCACCACCGATCGGGGCTGGTCCGTTCCCACGCCGCTCGGGATGATGTCGTACAGGGGCAGCGTCGGGCCTTCTCCGCGAGCGTCGGGCAGCTCACCAGACCACCGGTAGATGGCCTCTTTCGCGAAGCCGATGAGGTGACCGTCCATCGAGGCCAGCGCGTACAGCGGCTCGGGGGCAATCAGCACGATCACGCCCGTCCAGGTCAACGAATTGCCAGGGCTGTATTCGTTGCTGCACTCGATGCGGCGCGGGTCCTCGGCGTTGATTCCGCACGCGCGGTTGCGGTGCTCAACGATCACGTTCATCGCCGGGGGCGCGACGGGGGGCAGCGGGCCGGTGGCCGAGAAGGGAACGAAGGGCTCGCCCGCGGCAATGGTGGCCTCGGACGCGGTGATCGTGAAGGTCTGCGACGTCGCGGTACCCTGCGCCATGTAGACGGCAGGCGTGACCTTGAAGTACTCCGACCCGTTTCCGCCCGCGGGGGTGATCGACACCTCAACGTGGATGTAGTCGCGCTCCGTCTGCGCCACAGATGGGTCAAAGGTGACCTGAATCGATGAGTTCGCGTTGACGGTGGTGATGCTGACGGGGGTGCTCTCGGCCGTTCGGTACGTCTGGCCCGTGGAGTCGATCCACTTGAACCGCACGATCACGAACCGAGTGGCGGGCGTCACACTTCCGCTGGCAGCTGCACCCTCAACCAGCGTTGGCACCTCGGGTTTGAGGTGAATGCCTTGCTCGTGAAACGGCGCGGTCGCCGACCCGTCGGATTCAAATACCAGGCCGCCGGGCCACAGTTCCACGCCGCCGAATGAGATTGGCGCCGCACCGCCGGTAATTGGATACGACGAGAACGCCGCGAAACCGACATCCGAGATCCCGTATTGCACCGCCAGCACGCCAGACGCGGACTCCACCTGGACCGCATTCTGTACAGCAACATGAGCCACGCCGGCGGCGTCGAGAGCGCCCGAAGACAGCCCGAACGTTGTCACCTTGCCTGCGAGGCCGGGCAGGATCTTGGCGACTGTCCTCTGTGGTGAATATGACGACAGGAAATAGGTGTCCTGTGGGGCTGCCACCGTCCCCGATGCTTGCGTTGAATTGTAGACGGATAACCAATGCGCGACGCCGCTCAGCCAAAACGCGCGTGAGGCGAGGCCAGTTGACACGGATATGAACCCGGTCACGCCGCCGGCCGCGAATGAGGTCTGTCGCTGCGGTCCGCGGGCGAGTGTGTTCTCTTGTTCTATCAGCAGCACGGTGACGCCGGCCTGTGTAAAGCCCGTCATATTTCTAACGTTGGTCACGGGCGCAGCCGGCGTGCTGTCGGTGGATGAAATCGCCAGGGTTATCGTGTCAATCGTCTGGGACTTGGATCCGTTCGCGGCATTCAAGGTCCCGTAGACCATGGTCGCACCGGAGGGGGTCCTGTTAGTCAGCCAGCAGAGCGCGACGTCGGGCTGATTTGCCGCCGTCGCATCGTCAACGGTCGTCCCCACCGCGAAAGCAGTGCTCAGAAGGGCCCTGGTATAGGTGCCAGCGGCCTTCCGGTACAAAATCGCGATATGGGTGGTGTCGAAGCCTACCGTTACATCGTAGTCAGTTCCGGCGAGAAGGACGCCCGCGGCGTAGACGGTGGTCACGCCGGAAACGGTGTACGGCGTGGACCCGCCGATCGTCAGGGCCTTGATCGCGTTGGCCTCTTTCCAGAACAGATAGAAGATCCCACCGAGCTGGACGACCTTGGTCTTAGTGGCCCCCGCCCCGACGGCGGCGCCATATTGCAACGTTGTCCCGGTGTCCTTGTCGATCACCAAGTACTGAGCGGCCCCCGACTGGTCCACCCACGCGTGACACGCGGTGTTGACGAAGTAGGCGAGATCGAGATTGGATTGCGTTGGGGTCTGCGTTCCGGACGCCCGGACATAGGGGACGCGGATCGCCGTGCGTGACACCGCTATCGGTTCTGCCCCGGGGGCAAGCGGCGATGCCGCGGCAGTTCCGGGCGCCGCCAAAACTTCAAACTTCTTGGACGCCAGGCTGTAACGCTCAACGTTTGTCAACTCCTGCATCATCAGCCCGCCCGCGTAGCTGCCCATGCGAAAACCCGTGCTGTTCACAGCGTCCGCCTTCTCCACCAGCCCGTTGCGTCGCTTGAACGCGAGGCCGCCGTTCTGCCCCTTGTCGATCCGGGTGTTCTCGGCCCGTCTCAGCGTCCCAGGCGCGGCGATGGTGCCGGGGGCCTTCTGATTCAGGCCCGAGATGAGGACAGAGACGTTCGCGGTGGGGGTTGCCATGTCGTCTTCACAGGCCTCGTCGTGTTCGAGCACCTTCGACACGCCACAGCCAAGTACCGCCACCACCAGGACCAGCGCGAGTGTTTTCATACCCTGAAGGTATCGCTTGCATTGCTAGCGTGCAAGCATTATCGGTCAGGCGACCAGTAATCAATTGTCAACGGGGAGCGACAATTGGCCCTATGTGTATGGTCAATTGTCTGAGGTAGGCGACAATTCCGACAATTGATGACACTTGACAAGGTGATTTCCCGGGTAGCCTTCTTCCTATGGTCGAGCGGAGCCGGAAAGGCGTAGCGACTCTCCGGTGAGGCGGCCTGCGGCAGCCGAGACGGATTGCGAGTCACCCGGACCAGAAGCTTCTAGGGCAAGGCATCGGAATCGGATCAGGCATGGTTACCCTCGCTTAGATCCTTGTCGGCGGGACGGAGCCGCACCGCGCAATTACAGGTCCGCCGACCGGAATTAGGCCGCGACGTCCATCAGGGCGTAGAGCGCGAAGGTTCCAGCATCGACCGTGCCGGTCAGGTTG